GCCGAAGATCGTCGAAGCTGGCGGGCAGCTCTTCGTCGAAGTGCAGATGGTCGTCCGTCGCGATCCGAATGACCTCTGTCCGATGGTCGGCTTCATCTGGGAAGAGTTCCCCGGCAAGACGCCCTACACGAAGGGAGCGGAGCAGCCGAACGCCGCGACCAGTTGCCTCGGGAGGATTCTCGGGTACATGGGATTCGGTATCTCGAAGTCAATCGCCACGCAGGACGACGTTGCACGACGCGAACCTCAGAAGACGTTCACGCCTCAGAAGCCTAAGATCGTCCCGGTGACGTATCCCGACGGCGGCCCGGTACCCGATCCGTTCACCGGGGAACAGCAGATGCACGAAGAGTATCCTCCGGGCGATGTCACGAAGCCGCAGATGGGAAAGATTCGAGCGCTCGGCAAAGGGATGAACGTCGCGACGACGAAAGGCCTCTGCGAACGTATCGCCCCGATCATCGGACGTAGCATCACGTCCCTCGACCAGCTCTCTAAGAAGGAAGCCGGCAAGGTGATCGAGTCATGGCTCCCTCCGGTGATACCGGACGCAGCCGGTGAGATTCCAGACCCGCTCGACGAGGAACCGTTCTAGTGAAAGCCGTACAGCTCTATTTCGTCATGCTTGTAACCGGGACGATGGCCTTCGTCATCGCCGCGCTACTCTCTCGAGTCGACCGACTAAGTAAAGAACTCCAGCAGAGGAACGAAGTCCTAGACCGATACATCGAGATTAGGTGCAAGGAACTCGGACTCAAGTAGTCATACGACAACTAAAGTACGCCGATCGCATCGGTGCTTCCCTCAAGCGTCTAGAGGGCGTAGGCGAAAGTCCTCGCCGCCTCATCAGCGGTAGTTCGCCCGTCAGATAGGCAGGGAACGTGCGCGTCCAGAAGTAGGCGCGTCTAGTGTGATTCGAGCGACAGTCGGACGGGTGGCGCCCGGGAGAGCTCTACCTACACGCAGACGCCAGTCCTCGAGCTTACGTTCCGTACGAAGCGCAGCTCTAGAAGTGTCATCGAATCAGCTCATCTCACGAATCGCGTTATCTAAGCCGAACCCGTCGCACCTACCTTGCAACACGAATACGGCGCGAGCCTGCGGCGAAGCGCGACCGGGAGCGCGAGGGCAGGCGCCCTCGCATAGAATGAGCATCTCCGAAGGAGTCGACAGTGAAGCGGAAGCACTCGCACTACGGCCACACATGGCGCAAGATACGGACACAAGTCCTCGAGCGTGACGGGCATCGTTGCCTCGTCGGAATGGAAGGATGCACCGGAGCCGCTACTCAAGTCGATCACATTCAGCCGCTCGCGTTCGGAGGAGCACCATACGAACTCGGGAACCTTCGAGCCTCCTGCGCCTCATGCAATAGCTCGAGGTCAAATAAACTCCGACGAAAGCCCAGTCGAGCATGGTGAAGCGTTGCATCTGCGACCGTTTCAGTCGCCCGACGTGCGAGACTGAGACAGACGATGACTAACCGTTTCTTCCCACAAGCCGAAAACTACCCCGACGCAGTCCCCGTCAGGTTCTCTCCGGTGTCAGAATCCCGGGCTTCCGATGTCTAAGTCGAATCCAGTCAAAGGCAAGCGATCTCCGGCGAAGCCCCGGAAGGTTCAGGAGATTCCGGTCGAATCGGTGCGAATCCGGACGAATCGCGAAGCGGTCGAGGACGTCATCGAATGGCTCTACGCGAAGGACGCGCTCGGCAAAGTAGATGCGGCGACCGTGGCGATGGCTCGAACTATTGCAGCTCGACTAGATGATCCGGACGACGCGAAGAACGCTCGTCTCTGGAAGGAGTACCGGGAGACAGTCGCCCTTCTTGTCAAGGCGGGAGAGGAGCGCCGGAATGAGTTCGACGATGTCCTCCGTGACCTCGAAGCCTCGTTACGCAACACGTCGACGAAGTGATCGCGAATCCTTCGGGGATCGCATCGCATTAGTCGGTCGTGGCCTCGGGCTACCGCTCATGACATGGCAAGAAGAAGTCTCGAACGTCTTCGGTGAACGCCTCAACGGACGACCCGCCTATCGGGAGCTCGTGCTTACCGTCCCTCGACAGTCCGGGAAGACGACGCTCATCCTTGCGATCATGATTCACCGGGCGCTCTTCTATGGTGCTCCGCAGCGCATCGCATACACGGCACAGACTGGCCACGACGCCCGCCAGAAACTCCTAGACGACTTCGTCCCTATCCTCGAGCGTTCACCGTTCGCCGGACTCATCGACCGCGTCTATCGGGCGAACGGCGACGAGGCGATCATCTTCGGCAACGGCTCACGAATAGAAGTCCTACGAAACTCGATCTCCGCAGGCCACGGACGCACACTCGACCTCGCCATCATCGACGAAGCCTTCGCCGACGAAGACGACGTCAGAGAGCAGGCACTCCTCCCTACGATGGCCACAAAGAAAGACGCTCAGATACTCGTCGTATCTACCGCAGGCACCGAACGCTCCCTCTACCTCAAGCGGAAAGTCGATCAAGGACGAGCCGCATCCGAAGGCGACCCGGGCGAAGGAATCGCCTACTTCGAGTGGAGTGCCAGCGCCGACGACGACCCTTTCGACCGGCAAGTCTGGAGGCGAGTTATGCCCGCCCTCGGGCATACCGTCGAAGAGTCAGCCGTCGAACACGCGATGTCGACGATGACACTCAACGAGTTCAGGCGCTCCTATCTCAACGTCTGGAGCACCGTCTCCGAGCAGATGATCCCTCAGAAAGTGTGGGCGGCGTCATGCTCTCCGAAGATCGCGCCAGCCGGGACGCTCACGTTCTCCGTCGACGTAGCACTCGACCGATCGAGAGGCTCGATAGCGGTATGCGATCAGAACGGCAACATCGAACTCATCGAAAACAAAGAAGGCGTCGCATGGATTCAGCAGCGCACCCTCGAACTCTTCCGACGATGGAAAGGTTCCGTCGTCGTCGACGGATACGGCCCCGCCTCCTCATTCGTCGACCCGCTCAAGCAGCTCGGAGTCCCGATCAACATCTACCGAACCGCGGACGTCGTCGCAGCCTGCGCCCTCTTCTACGACGCCATCCTCGACAAGACGATCCACGTCAAGAGCGACGACCGCCTCGATAAAGCCGTCGCAGCCGCGACACGTCGAGCAGTCGGTCAGCAGTGGCTCTTCCAACGAAACACGCCGGACGCCGACATCTCCCCTCTCTACGCCGCCTGCCTCGCATGGCACTACGCCACGACAAAGAGCAAGTCGACCATCAAGGCTCGTTCCACCATCTACTAGACTCCTACCTCTCATGGCGATCCGTGACTTCTTCAGGCGTGAGAAACGCGCAACGTCCTTCGGCTTCACCTATCCGAACGTCTATGTCGACGAAGCCGGACGAATGGGACGAATGTTCCCCGACATCAACGCCGGAGTCATCGTCGACGAGACGTCGACACTCAGCGTTCCCGGTATCTGGCGAGCCGTCACCCTCATCTCCGACGCGATCGGCGGACTCCCATTCCACGCCTACCGCGGCGAAGAGTACGTCGACCCGCAACCGAATCTCCTCATCAAGCCAGTTCCCACAGAGACACGAATCGAAACAGTCTCCGCGATGGTCGCCTCCCTCATCATTCACGGAAACTACGTCGCCATCCTCGGCGAACCCGGACTCAACGGCTACCCCGACTCGATCTATCCGGTCGCAGTCCACCGGGTACACGTCCGCAAAGAAGACGGACGTCTCGTCTACCGGATTGAAGACCGCGACTACTCAGCCGACGAAGTGCTCCACATCAAAGGCTTCTCGATGCCCGGAGAGATGGTCGGATACGGAATCCTCTCAGCTCAACGCCAAGCCATCGGCGGAGCGGTCGCAGTCAACACCTACGCGCAAAGATACTTCGACGGCGGAGCACAGCCGACCGGCATCATCTACTCGGCGAACCCCGACCTCACGCAAGAAGAAGCCGATCAACTGAAGGCTCAGTGGCTTCGACAGTACGGCGGGACGAAGCGCACTCCGGCAGTCCTCAACGAGTCGACGAAGTTTCAGCAGCTCTCCGACAACGCGAAAGACGCACAGCTCCTCGAGACTCGTCAGTTCTCACTGACGGAGATCGCGAACATGATCGGCCTCCCGGCGTACTATCTCGGCGCCCCGAACTCAAGCCGCACGTATTCCAACGTCTCAGAGGAGAACCTTCAGCTCGTGCGCTGGAGCCTCCTCCCGTGGATTCAGCGAGTCGAATCGAAGTTCACGGAGTACCTACCGCGAGGACAGTTCGCAAAGATGAACATCGACGCACTCCTCCGCCCAGACACGAAGACCCGCTACGAAGCTCACAAGATCGCGCTCGACGCCGGCTTCCTCAGCGTCGACGAAGTGCGCGAGCTCGAGAACCGGGAACCGCTCGCCGAAGAAGAGAGCATCGACCCCGACCCGGTGCCAGCCGAGATCGTCTCAACTCCACTCGAAGAAGACGAAGGACTAGAATCTGAGGACGATGGAGACTAGAAACTACGACGCCTCACTCGAACTACGAGCCGAAGGCGACGGAAGAACCGTCGTCGGAATCGCAGTTCCCTACGACGTCGAGCAACGCATCTCGGCAGGCCTCGTAGAAGTCTTCCGAAAAGGCGTCTTCCGTGACGTCACCCGAGCCGCGAACCGCGTAAAACTTCTCTTCCAACATAAGACCGACGCACCGATCGGACGAGCAGTCATGCTCGAAGAACGAGACGGCGGACTCTATGGAGAGTTCCGAATCTCAAAGACCGAAGCCGGAGACGAAGCGCTCGAGCTCATCCGGGACGGAGTGCTCACGAACCTCTCCGTCGGATTCCAACCGCTCAAAGATGAGAAACGCAACGGAGTAGTGAACCGGATCAAGGCTCACCTAGCCGAAGTCTCCCTCGTCACATTCGGCGCCTACGGAGACGCCGCGAACATTGTCGCAGTCCGCCAAGAAATCGAGAAACCTAACCTCGCCTCTATCGAAGCGATCGTCGCGAAGGTTCGCAAGTGATCTCGAAGAGCTACTCGATCACGAGCACCCGACAGATCGTCGTCGCAGCAGACGACAAACCTCGCCACGTCTACTTACAAATCGTCGGCAACTCGATCGTCTACGTCGGCGGCTCAGACGTCACCTCATCACTCGGCGTACCGTACGAAAAACACTCCTCGCCGCATACCGTCTTCGTTCCAACAAACGAAACGATCTACGCAGTGTGCGCCAATGGCGTCACGGAGACGCTCCGAGTTCTCACTCCCGCCCTCGACTAGCGCCTATGCCGTGGCACATCGAGACGAATAACAGTCAGTGCGCCTCCGGCTATGCAGTCGTCAAAGATGACGACGGCTCCGTCGAAGGATGCCATCGCACTCGACGCGAAGCACTCGCACAACTCGCCGCCCTCAACATCGCCGAAGCAGAACGCAGCTCCGAAGAACGGCAGGAAGGTTACGTTCCGAACGATGGCATGATCGCCGAAGCTCGACGCGGCCTCGACTGGCGTCAAACATACGGACGCGGAGGAACCGAAGTCGGAGTCGCCCGCGCTCGAGACATCATCAACCGGAGGAACCTCTCAAGGACGACCGTCGGACGAATGGCGTCCTACTTCGCACGTCACGAGATCGACAAAGAGGGCGAAGGCTTCCGTCCCGGCGAACCCGGCTATCCGTCAGCCGGTCGGATCGCGTGGGCGCTATGGGGCGGCGACCCCGGTAAGGCGTGGGCGAACGCCATCCTCCGAGAGTTCCGCACGTTGACGAACCCGACAGACGTCCGCTAGTCTCTACTCAACCGCACCCTCGGCCACGAAGAGCGCACCTCCCGCAAGGGACACCCGCCACGGTGAGCAGCGAGCACC